CGCTCGTGGCATCCGGTATTGCGGCAGGGTTATTTGACCAGTCGGGCGGTTCTGCCCCCTCATCAACAGGTGAGGCAGCAATCGACACGCTACGGTCACGCGGCTGGACCGTCACAGTGACGGGGGGTTACTGATATGCGCATCACAATCGCTTGCCCTGATGCGTTGCGGGATGATGCCAACAACCTAGCGATGATATTGGGCTACGGTCCGTCTGATGCAGAAACCTACGTGGTGCTGAACTGGCAGGACGCGGGGGGCAACCTTTACGCCTGCGCAAGCTTGATCGTGTCCGACACATTCACAACGGCGGCGCAGAGCGGCCTACAGCGCCCCGCTTGGGACACTGACAACATTATAGACATGGATGCGGCACGGCGCGCACAAGCGGCGCTGGTGTTCAGCCTGACGCCTGTTGCCGCAATGCCTGACAAACTGACCGCTTGCGTTCGTGACGACGCGCTGGCGGTATTGGCCGCGATGGGGCTGACGCAGGTTGAGGTGGATGTGGGGGTGTATGTATGACAACCCGCGACACTCGCCGCAACTTTCTCAGACTGCTGGACCAGACATGGCTCGGCGTCCGGCCCGCTTTCGTAATCTGAAATCGGACCACCTGATTTCTGTTGGGTGCGGGCGATAGCCCGCGCCTTGGCCTTGGCCACCTCGCCCGTTCTCTCGAAGAAGACGAGGGAAAAGATGCTGTCTATTACATCCGTATTTCAAAGGAGACACCCACAATGAAACTCATCATACAAGCTCTACTCGAGTTCATCTCGACGTTGACCCAAAAGACCCCGTCTGCTCGCAACGCCAAGGGGCAGCCCGTTAAAGTCAAACGTATCAACGACATCAAGCAATGGGAAGCACTACGCCTCAAGGCGTACAAGCCAACACCTCATGATCGCTGGACGATTGGCTACGGACACACTGCGACCGCACACCAAGGCATGGTGATCACTGAGGAGCAGGCCGAGAAGCTGCTTCGGGAGGACCTCGCGTGGGTTCGTAAGGTGATCGCTGACATGGTCGATGTACCCCTCTCACAGCGCCAGTATGACGCCCTCGCATCGTTTATCTTCAACCTCGGCGGTGCCAACTTCGCGTCCTCGACCCTTCTGAAGCGGATAAATGCTTCCGATATGGTAGGGGCAGCAGATGAGTTCCTAAAATGGAACAAACAGCGCCAGAACGGCAAGCTCGTGGTTCTCCGAGGTCTCACCCGGCGTCGGTCTCATGAACGAAAACTCTGGCTGGAAGGAACAGTCTAATGAAAAAGAAGACGTACAAACGTGAGGTGGCATTGGTGATGCTCGTCTGTTTGGCCGGTCTGTTTGGCTGGGGGGCTTATTCTCCTCAGGCCATGCAGGCGGCTGAGTTCCTGACATTCCCGATATTCACCTTCGCTGGTGGTGCCTTCGCACTCGACACAGCCGTGAAGCAAGGTAAGTATGGGAAGCCCGATCTATGATGACACTCCTAGCAACCCTGAAAAGCAAGATCGTGCAGAGAGCAGGGGCCATTCTCGTGGCCCTGAGCGTCCTCTTCGGTCTCTTCCAGTACGGGCGCAAGACCCAACGCGACGATAACCGCGTGGAAGACATGGAAGACTACATCGAAACCAAGAAGAGAATCGAAAATGTACAGAATAGCCCTGATCGCGATGCTGCTCTTGAGCGCATGCGCCGGAACGGTTGGCTCTAAGGATGCCATCTGTTCAATCCCGGCCCCACAGCTCGATCCTGCGGGTATCTCAACTGAGAACCTGACGGAACTTGATCTGTTTGCCGAGAGATTAACACGGGCATGCTCCTGAGACTCGCTGAGAGGCCGCAGGAGAGCCTGTGTGGGCCTCTCAGGTAGTCACCCCCCAAAGTAACTAATACGCCTCACAGAGGCTTTCAGGAGGTCACCTATGGCCAAATCCCATGCATGTAAACAATGCGGAGAACCTGCCACCAGAATGTATTGCACCACTACGTGCGGTAATAAGTGGAGATATCAGAACGACCCAGTGTCTCGAGAAAAAAGTAAGGCCGCTGCCTCTGCCTACCGTGATAAAAATAGAGACCAGTTCAATGCGTACTTCCGCCTGAAACGCTCTACCACCGTACAAAGGGTTTTGGAAGACATCTACTGGTGTGAGAAAAAGGGAGACCAAGATATGTGCGTTGACCTCGCTCACGACATAATGGATATGGCGCTCGGTTGCTACTCCACGGACGCCATCGAACACTTCGTGATGGAGTATTTAGATGTCGAGTAAAATACCAAACACATATTTTCACAAGAAGCTGCGCGGTAACTTCAAGGTGTTTTTTGTGGTACGTCCATAGACACCTAGGGATGCCAGAACCGACCCGTCTACAGTATGACATGGCTGATTATATACAGTACGGACCAAAGCGGGCATGCATCCAAGCGGCTCGTGGTTTCGGTAAGAGCCATATTACGGCCTGCTACGTTGTATGGTGTCTCCTCAAAGACGCTCAGGTTAAAATCATGGTTGTATCTGCGTCTGGTAATCGTGCTGATGCCTTCTCCACCTTCGTGCAGCGTCTAATCTGGGAGATGGAAGGTCTCGAGTACCTAATTCCCGATCCAAACCAGAGACAGTCTAAGATAAACTTTGACGTGAAGCCTGCTGTGGCCGATCAGTCCCCCTCAGTGAAGTCTGTAGGGATCACCGGGCAGCTTACAGGTAGTCGAGCTGACTTGATCGTGGCCGACGACGTTGAAGTCTTAAATAACGCTTTTACGCAGACTGCACGAGACAAGTTGGCAGAAAGTATCCGAGAGTTTGATGCGATCCTCAAACCTCTCCCTACATCACGTGTTGTCTTCCTAGGGACGCCGCAGACCGAGGACAGCCTCTACACGAAACTGCCTGATCGCGGTTACGAGGTTAGGGTGTGGCCTGCGCGTATGCCTACAGAGAAGATGCGGGAGCAATACGGCGACACGTTAGCTCCTTACATTGAGAACCTCCCGTACACCGAGGGTCAACCTTGTGATCCTGAAAGGTTTGACGATGCTGACCTGATCGAGCGAGAAGCCTCGTATGGTAAGGCAGGCTTTGCTATGCAATTCCTCTTGTCTACAGCCCTGAGTGACCTCGAGCGGTTCCCGTTGAAGGTCAAGGACCTGATCATCATGCCAATCGACCCCGAGACTGCACCCCTCAAGTTACAATGGGGTCCCCTCGAGGAACGACAGTACAAGGACCTGCCAAACGTAGCCATGCGTGGGGACCATATGTACCCTCCGATGAACGCAGGGGACATCACAGCGGAGTTCTCAGGGGCAGTGTTAGCAATCGACCCATCAGGCCGAGGAGCTGACGAGACAGGCTATGCAGTGATCAAGATGATCAATGGCTACCTCTACGTGCCAGCAGCCGGGGGTCTCACTGGGGGCTACGACAAGGACACCCTGACTGAACTCGCGCACATCGCGAAGAAGCACAAGGTGAACGAGGTGGTGGTCGAAAGTAACTTCGGTGATGGTATGTTCGTGGAACTGCTCAAGCCTGTCTTAGCCAAGATACACCGTTGCATGATCGAGGAGGTCCGAGCTACCGCCCAGAAGGAACGCAGGATCATCGACAGCTTGGAACCCGTGATGAACGCCCACAAGCTCGTGATCGACCCCGAGGTGATCGAGGAGGACTATAGGACTGCCATGAAGTACGAGCAGGCTGTACGTCAATCCAAGATGCTCATGTACCAGATGACCCGTATCACTCAGACCAAAGGGTGCCTGAGACACGACGACAGGCTCGATGCGTTGGCTTTGGGTGTCCACTACTTCACCGACCAGATGGCTCGGGATGAAGAGATGGGCATCGAAGAGATCAAGCAAGATGCACTCGACTTGGAGCTTGAGAAGTACATGAGGAACGCTGTTGATCCCCTCGGTAGACGACCACACTCAGTTGGTGGCTCTGAAGGGCGAAATACGTGGATTTCCAGCTACTTATAGGATCGGTAAGCTACGCCGACGCATTCGCTGGTCGCTCCGCTGACGCATTCGCTGGAAATACCCGACACCCTAGAGAAGAAACCCCCAAGGTTAAAACCTATAGGTACACCTAGAGTGAACCTCAGAACATAGCCTGAGGATGACCTCTAGGTGTACCTTGAGTGAATACTGATATGATTACCATTACAACCAACAACTAGAGATACACCTATAGATTAACCTAGGGGACAAGTGCACAACATTAGGGTCTAGTGTAATGGCAACACAGCGGTCTCCAAAACCGCAACTCGGGGTTCGACTCCTCGGACCCTTGCCAGTGGTAGCGCCAGCGGCAGAGCCAGTGGTGGACTGCAGGTGAACTCGGGGTGAACTCGGGGGCTATTTTGGGGTCAGATATCTCTGGAAGTATATATACGTGTGACTTCCCCCGAGTCCCCCCATAGGGGTCCAGCGTACGCCTCAAAAAACCGATAAGGGCGGGGGTCTCCATATATGTGACCACGAGGCGCAATCCCCTAGTTTGTACGGGTCTAACCGCTTGTAAATCACCACCGACAGACACTCAGGGCGACCACGAGGTGATCATGGGGTGACCATGCGGTGACCATGAGGTGACCACGAGGTGACCACGAGGTGACCATGCGGTGACCATGCGGTGACCATGCGGTGACCACGAGGTGACCACGAGGTGATCCGCTTTGGTCCTATTGTCTGTCTTCTTTCCAACCTTTGGCCTTTTGTTATACTATAACACTCAGGCGGCCCTCGGGACACCACGCGTGCACCCACGCGAACACGAGACCACCACGCGTGCACCCACGCGAACAGGCGCACCCACACGCATCCACGTGGCGTGCACATGGTGGGCGGCGCACCAGGCGGTCGCTCCGCTGGTCGCACCGGGTGAGAACGAATTAGCAACATGAGGACAGCCAAGGGAAAACAGGGGGGTTCAACCCATCTTTTTTCCAATCTTTTTCATTCATATAAATCAGGGGTTTAGGGCGCTCTGCCGCTGGCGCTGGCCGACTTTTTTGGTCAATCAGTGAAATTATCGCTTGCGTTATCAAAATGGGTAAGGTTATAAACAACCCATCGAAACAAAGCAGACAAAGGAGATCATCATCATGAAATACACCGAACGCCCCTGCGCCGACCACGGCCTGACATCCTACCGTTACGCAGGCCGCTACGGCACAATCATGATCGGCGCGACCAGCACGCAGGACGCCTTGAACGAAGCTGACCGGTCCTTGACCCAAGGCGCGGCCACTGTTGAGCGGCTGGAAATCTGGAATGCCCTGACCGGGCTTTATGAGAAAGTGAAGG